GTGACTGTGCGCCAAAAGACGCCCATCAAGACTGGCCGTGCCCGCAAAGCATGGAGAACGGAAAAGTCCAAAGAGGGCTTTACCACAGAAAATCGTGTGCCATATATTGAACGCCTGGAGGCTGGAGCGAGCAAACAAGCGCCAAGAGGTATTATTGGACCTACTCTAACTCAAGTCAAAGGAAAATTCAAATGAGCAAAGTAATTGAAAACGCAACCAAACATTTTAGACAACGAATCTCAGGTAAGATGCACCGAGTTCATGTGCCTGAGTGGGAATGTGACATTTGGTTCAAAGAAGCAAACACACTAAAAGAAGAGGCTAAACTCATAGAGTTGGCACAACAAGGCAAAACTGTTGAAGCATTGGTGGAAACACTGATTATGAAAGCCCGTAATGAAGATGGAACCAAGATGTTCACTATGCCTGAGAAAATGATTTTTATGAATGAAGTTGATCCACAGGTCATAATTCGTGTGGTTGGTGAAATGAATGTTACATCACAGGAGATCACAGACAGGGCTGAAGTAGAAAAAAACTAAAAAGCGATCCAGATCTCTTGTTCATGTATAGATTGGCCAAGGACCTGGGTCGCACAGTCAGTGAAATCATGGAGATGACCACAACTGAATTCAATGGTTGGGCTCAATTCTACAAGATGGAAGCAGACGAAACTCGTAAACAGATGAACAAAAGGAGCAGATAGTGGCTGTATTAAAAATTGAAGGTGATGCCAGTGGTGCCATAAGGGCCATTAACCAGATAGAATCTGCTCTTGGTGGCATACAAAGATCAGTAAGCATAGCACAGCGTAGCCTATCAGGTCTGCAACAGAGTCTAGTGGGCATCGCAGGTGCATTGGCAGGTGGCAGTCTCATGACATTCGTAGATGATCTGCAGAATATGCAGAACAAACTGCGTATTGCCACCAACAGCCAAGAAGAATTCAACAAGAGCCTTGAGTATGTGAGAGCCATTGCTGACAAGACTGGACAGAGTCTTGCTGCCACAGGTGATTTGTATGCATCAGTGGCTCGTAATGCACAGAAACTGGGCTATGATCAGAATCAGGTAGTCACAGTCACAAATGCCATGGCCACTGCACTGAAAGCATCAGGCACCAGTGCTCAGGGTGCGGCATCAGTGATGTATCAATTCTCACAGATCTTGGCCAAAGGCAAGGTCAATGGTGATGAATTCACCACCATCATGGAGAACCTTGGTGGTCCTGTGATGGATCTAGTGGCCAAGAACATGGGCTTGACCACTGCACAGTTGATTGAATACAAGGAAAAAGGTCTAATTGGTGCCAGAGATTTCACAGATGCGTTAATTCGTTCAATGAGTGAACTGGATGGCATGGCTGGCAAAAGTAGTCAGACCATTGGACAGAGTATGCAAAGGATACAGAATGCTTTTGCATCCGTGATATTGAGTCTAGACCAAAGCACAGGATTCTCTACTGCATTCGCAGATGCTGCCGCTAAGATATCAGCCAATGGTGAAAATCTCGTGCCTGTGATCAAGGCCATAGGTATTGCATTGGCAGCATTGGCAGTCTACTTTGCTCCAGTGATCACACTATTCACAGCCGGTGCCGCTGCCGCAATATATTTTGCAGACAAACTTGGCCCAATCCTCAAACCCGCAATTGATGCTGTAGAAGCCGCCCTGGGAGCCGTGATCAAGAGATTGGTAGGTTTTGGTGCTGCCATTGGCGCATTGGTCAGTGGTGAAAATCCATTTGAAGCCTATAGAAAAAGCCTAGAAGAATGGGATAAGAAAGGCAAAGATGTCAACAAGACACAAACACAGACCAACAAACTCTTAGAAGATGCTAAGAAATCCGCACAGGGTGCTATTTCAGCACAGCCTGGACAACTAGAAGGTGTTGGTCAAAAGTTCACACTGATAATCAAAGATCTACAAGAGCAGGCCAAACTCACTGCCTCTACCAACAGAGAGTATGACATACAAAGCCAGATCCTACAGACCAACAAGCAGTTAAACTATCAACTCACTGATCAACAGAAGCGTCAGTTGACTGCTCTGTATCAACAGATACAGGCACAGAAGGATCTGTTAGCCACTGCTGAACTACTACGCAAACTGCAGAGTGATACCTATGTGGCCACTATACAGGATGCAGGTCAACGTCAGGTGGCTGTGCAGTTAGAAAACTACAGACTGTCAGTGAGCAAGGAAGTCTACAATCAAAAGCGAGCAGAAGTCCAAGCAGCCATTCAACAGAACATCCAGGCCAAGGCTTTAACTGAATATCAGGACAATTTTAGAAAAGCACAGGGTGAAATCACCAGACTGGGCATTAAAGATCTTGATGTCAGAGAACAACAGGCTGCTGTGGATGCTGAAAGACTCAAGTTAGGTTCACTGTTTACCCGAGAGATGGAAGACCAAGTTCGTGCTGTCACACAGATGGCACAAAAGACCCGTGAGTTAGCCGCAGAAGAAAAACTGCGTAACCTATTGAGTGGTCAAGCCAATCCAATGAACAGAGCACAACAGATTGAAACTGCCACAGGTGTAGTGGCTAGACTTGATCCAAGACTAGCACAGGAACAGCAGTTCCAAACTGAAATGCAGGTGATCCGTGATTCAGAAGTGATCGCAGAAGATCAAAAGAATCAACTACTGCAAAGACTGCGTCGTGAACACGCAGATCGTATGCATGGCATTGCCAAACAGCAAGCAGAAGCAGATCTAAGATTTGCTGGTGTTACCAATCAAGGTATCATTGATGCTACCATGAAGAGCATGGACAATATCCGCATGATACAAGAAGGCGGTGTCAAGGCTGTGATGGGTGGTGTTGATCAACTAAGTTATATCTTTGGTCAATTGGGCACCTACAACAAAAAGGCCTTTGAAGCGGCCAAAGCATTCAACATTGCCAATGCTGTGATGAACACCTACTTGGGTGCTACCAAAGCACTGGCCATGTATCCACCACCATTTAACTTTATCGCTGCTGCCGCAGTGGTAGCATCAGGACTGGCACAGGTGGCTGCGATTCGTTCACAGTCATTCTCAGGTCGTGCTCTTGGTGGACCTGTTATGGGTGGACAGGCTTATATCGTTGGTGAGAATGGTCCAGAACTGTTCACACCCAACACCACAGGCAGCATAACTAGAAATGACCAGTTAGGCGGCGGTTCACCTGTAAATGTTAATTTTACCATTGTGGCCAATGACACACAGGGCTTTGATCAACTGTTGACATCACGCAAAGGCGTTATCCAACAGATCATATCAGATGCCATGTTAGAACGTGGTCAAAGGAGTATGATGTAATGGCTGATCTAGCAACCCAATTTCCCACAACACCCAGTTTTGCCGCAGTAAACTTTAGAGTAAACACACCCAGTCAAACCTCAGAATCATTCTCAGGCAAGATACGCAGAGTAGGACTGGGCATTTCCTATTATTCATGGGAAGTCAAGTATCCTACAATGACACCTGCATCAGCAGGATCAATCACAGGCTATATCAGCCAAGCATTGGGTCAACAGTTTAACTTTGAAATCATACTGCCAGAAATTTCCTACACTAAGATTGATGCTGCCACAGTGGGTGGCACACAGACATCAAACACAGTTCTAGTGTCAGGCACTACCAGCAGAGGATCTACAGCAGTAAACCTAACCAACTGTGGTGCCAACAAGAATGTCTTGTTAGCAGGAGACTTTTTCAAGTTTGCCAATCATTCAAAGGTCTATATGTGCGTGGCTCCCTGCGTGGCCAATGGTTCAGGACAGGCCACACTTTATTTCTCATGCCCTGTGATTGCTAATGTGCCATCCAGCACACCACTGACCATCACAGCAGTTCCATTCACTGCCATACTCACAGAAGATGTGCAGGCCTGGGATGTGGGCTTTGGTGGCATGACCAACTTGACACTATCAATGAGGGAAGTGTTCTAATGAAGGATTTTTACACCACAGCCAATCGTGATGAATACTATCGTGATCATACCATAAGCATTGATCTAGTAGAACTGCATCTCAAAGACAGCAACAACCAAACCTTATTCATAGCCTTAAACACAGGTGGTTTTGATCTTGATTGGAACTCACCTACCAAACCTGCAGGTGCCACAGGCACTTATTTGGGTCAGGGTGATTTCATTGGCTTTTCACCACTCACAGAAGACTTTGATGTCAAGGTGGGCAAGTTCACCATTTACCTATCAGGCATAGGCACACAAAGCAAGTCAGGTAATTTCATCACTGTGAATTCACCTACTGTAAACTATCTTATGAACAATGAGATAGAAGGCAAGCGTGTGGTGCTTTATAAAGCATTCCTTAACTTTGGATCCACAGGCACAAGTCCATTAGGCCTGGCCGCTGATCCCATACTGATGTTTGATGGTGTGATCTACAATTATGCCATACAAGAAGGTGCAAGAAGTTGCCAAGTGACCATTGACTGTTCTAGTCTATTCGCAGACTTTGAGAGAACCAATGGCCGCAGAACCAATAACTGGTCAAACTGGTTATTACAGGGCACCAAGTCAGACACCTGTTTTGAAAAGTCAGGTTGGGTAGGACAAACAGAGTTCAAATGGGGAAGATTGTAAGATGATCGTAAGAAAAATGCAGCCTCATGAACTAGATGCTACTCT